AGAAGATTGTTATTACAAGCTCGTAAGTTAATTTCAGCTGTGGCTGTTAGATTGTTATTCGAACAAAATGACGAGAAAGTAAGACAACAGTTCTTGGATTCAGTTAACCCAATCTTGGATTCAATCCGTAGAGATAGAGGTTTGATTGACTTCCGTGTAACTGTATCAAACACTCCTGAGGATTTAGATTCAAATACTTTAACAGGTAAGATTTATCTAAAACCAACAAGAGCTCTTGAATTCATCGATATCGAATTCTTGATTACTCCAACAGGAGCATCATTCGAAAATATCTAATATAGATAATTAATAAAAAAAGGGGGAGCGAAAGTTCCCCCTTTATAGCCTTAAAAACAAAAAAAATGGAATTCAATAAAAAAACTTTAAACGAAGCATTATCAATAGAAAATTCAGGAAAGAAGACTTTCTCTGAAAAACCACAAAATATTGTTATATCTGAAGAACAATTAGAAAGATTAATTCAAAAGGTCACTAAAGGTAAAAAATGAATTTAAAACAAATCATTAAAGAGTACGCCGAAGAAAAACAACTTCGTGAAGGGTTTGATGAAGAAGGTCAACCTGACTTAAAGTACTATGCTTTTGACTGGGATGATAATATTGTAACAATGCCCACCCGTATTGTATTATCAACTGAAGACGGTGAAGAAGTAGGTATGAGTACTGAAGATTTTGCTGAATACCGTGAGAGTATAGGTAAAGAACCATTCGATTATAAAGGTAAAAAGATTGTTGGATATGCTGAAAACCCATATCGTAATTTTGGTGTTTCAGGAGATAAAGCATTTATTGTTGATTCTATGTTAGCAAAACCAGGTCCATCATGGAATGATTTTGTTGAGGCAATAAATGGGGGGTCCATTTTTTCTATTATCACCGCAAGGGGTCACAACCCTAAAACTCTTCGTGAGGCGGTTTACAATATGATTGTTACCGACCACAATGGTATCAGTAAGAATGAATTATTAAATAATTTAAAAAGATATCGTGAATATTTTGATGAAACAAAAATGAGTGACAAAGAAATGATTGACTTTTATTTGGATTTGGCAAAGTTTCACCCCGTAACTTATGGTGAGGGGAGTGCTGCGAATCCTGAGGAGGGTAAGATTGTTGCTTTAAGAAACTTCCTTTCGTATGTCAAAAATATGGCACAAGAGCTCGGGGAGAAGGCTTATTTTAAGAACGACATCAAAAACAATTTTGTACCTATGATTGGATTTTCTGATGATGACGCTAGAAACATCGAAAAAATAAAAGATTTTCTAGATGCAGAAGATACTGATAAACTAGTTAAAACATATTTAACAAAAGGAGGAGAAAAACAAGAAGTATAAATTATTTCAGTAATTCTGGGCTCATTCTATGAGTAATTGAACTCTAAAATAAAGTAAATAGAAAAATTTTTCAAACTCATAATATTTATAAGAAATAAACAAAAGAAAAAATTTAAAACCAAAATACTATGGCAGACTTATTAATGAAAATGCCCACACCGTATGAACCAAAAAGAAAGAATCGATTTATCCTTTCTTTTCCTTCATCATTGGGTATCAACTCTTGGTACGTAGAATCAACTTCACGTCCACAGATTACAATTGGAGCTACAGAGATTCCATTTTTGAACACATCAACATACGTGGCAGGAAGATTTAATTGGAACACAATTAATGTAACCTTCCGTGACCCAATCGGACCTTCAGCGGCACAAGCTCTTATGGAGTGGGTTCGTTTACACGCTGAATCAGTAACAGGTCGTATGGGTTATGCCGCAGGTTATAAGAAAGACATTGACTTAGAAATGTTGGACCCGACAGGTGTTGCAGTTGAAAAGTGGATATTACAGGGAACATTCTTAACTGATGTTAACTTTGACTCGTTAGGGTATAGTGAAGAGAACTTGGCAACTATTACGGCAACTCTTCGTCCTGATAGATGTATTTTGGTTTACTAATTTAATATTTACGAAAAAAAGTATTTTGTTATATTTAACCATAGGGGAAACCCTATGGTTTTTTTATTTAAAATAATATGGATACAGCAGCACAATACGGTCAAATGGATATGAACCTACCACATGATGTGGTTAAATTACCTTCGGGTGGAAAATTCTATAAAAACAAAAAATCATCAATTAAGGTTGGTTACTTAACAGCCAATGATGAAAACATTTTAATGTCACCAAACATTATTCAATCTGAGGGTATCATTAAAACGTTATTAAAACAAAAAATTTATGAACCTAATTTTAATGTTAGTGAATTAATTGATGGTGATGTCCAAGCTATTTTATTGTTTTTAAGAAATACTGCATTTGGTACTGAATATAGGGTTTCAACTATCGACCCAGTTACTCAAAAAACTTTTGAGACTGTTATAAATTTAGATGAGGTTAATTTTATTGAACCCGAATTGCAGACAAATGAAAAAGGGTTAATAGGTATAACATTACCAACATCAGGTAAGGTAGTTGAGTGTAGATTGTTAAATATTGGTGAGCAAGAAGAAATTGATAAATTGACTGCTCAATATCCTGAAGGTATGATAGCACCAATAGCCACAAAAAGATTAGAAAAACAAATTGTAACATTAAATGGTGATGATAATAAACAAAATATATCAGTGTTTATTACTCAAATGCCAATATCAGACGCCAAATACATTAGACAACAACTAAGGTTGGCAGAACCAAGACTTGATTTAAGGAAAGAAATTATAGCCCCGTCAGGAGAAAAAGTGTTTGTTAATGTCACTTTCGGGGCGGAGTTTTTTCGACCTTTCTTCTGATTATAAAAAAAATCAACTAGACGAAATTTATTACTTGAGTAGACATGCGAATTTTTCATATTCGGATATTCTTACTATGCCTGTTTTTGAAAGAAAATATTTTATCAATAAACTTGTGGAAGAATTTGATAAAAGAAATGAAATGATAGAAAAGCAAAAAAATAAACAATAATCTATTTATCATAAAAGTAGATTATGTTTTTTGCTGCTGATGAAACAACAAATACAAGTGCGTTTGAACCTACAGGTACCGGTGGGGGTAATTTTATTAAAAATGCTACAGAGGCCGCATCCGCAGCAATAAATCCGGAAAATTTTGTAAAAGCTTTAAAAGAACTTGAGAATAGTGCAACTCAAACAGCAAGAATATATGGTCAAATAGGGGCCGCCTCAGATTTAATACAAGAAACTACAGTAGAATCATATAGAAATACTATAGCTATTGGTGCAACCTTAAAAGATAATTTTGATATATACCAAGCTATAGGTAAATCATTACAAAGAAATACCTACCTTACAGATGAGCAACTAACAAGTTTAGTAACATTACAACAAACAACAAATCTTACGGCAGAAGAAATTGGAAAAATGGTTACAGGGTTCCAAGATTTAGGACGAGGAACGGATGCTGCTATTAAAAGTACAGAAAATTTAACAAAAGTTGCGAGAGGTTATGGTTTAAATGTTAATACGTTCCTAAAAACTGTTGGTGAAAATATTAAATTAGTTAATTCTTACGGATTTAAAGATGGTGTTGATGGGTTAGGAAGAATGGTGGCAAGAGCTCAGGCTCTTCGTATGAATTTTTCTGAAGTAAAGGGATTGGCTGCGGAATTATTAAGTCCCGAAAAAGCAATTGAATTAGCTGCCACTATGCAAACATTAGGTGGTGAGATTGGTGCTTTAGGTGACTTTGGTCAACTAATGTATATGGCAGAAAACGACATGGAAGGACTTCAAAATAGCATTATAGATGCGGCAAAATCTGCGGTAATGTTTAACGAAGAGACTGGTGAATTTAAAATCACTGGTGTTGAAATGAGAAGGTTACGTGAACAGGCTCGAGCGCTAGGTATGAATTATGAAGACTTAGCCAATACCGCAGTAAAGGCGGCAAAAGAACAAAGAGTTATGGAGTCTTTAGACTTTACAGGTTTAAATGACCAACAAAAACAACTTGTTGCCAACCTTGCTGAAATAGGTACAGATGGACAGATTAAACTTAACATACCTGGATTTGAAGATATTACCGATGTTAGCAAATTAACTAAAGAACAATTTGAAGCCCTTGAAAAATACCAAGAAACTTCACAAATGAGTGAAAAAGATATTGCAGCAAAATCACTTAGTATTCAAGATGAACAATTAATTGCATTAAGAAAAATTGCATCAGCAGGGTTGTTAGCGGGTGGATATTTAGAAACCGATACCACATCTAAAGGTCAAGACTTAGAAATGTTGTTAAAATCGGTAGCCCAAGAATCTGGAGAATTAACACAAAAATCAATTGAACAGTTTGTAACTACGTCTGAGTTTACAAAGTCAGTCACCTCATTTGTAACTGGTTCAGAAACCCTTGCTAATGATTTAAAAACATCTTTTATAGAATTCTCAAGAGCATTGAATCAAATTGCGTCAGATTTACCAAGTGCAATTAAAACTAACTTAAATGTATCTGACCCTATAAACCAATTTGCAAGTTCCTTAGGTACCTTAACGGTGACTGTTGATAGTGCAAAAAATGCCTTAGAAACTTTGATAACATCTGCAACAGTTCCTACACCCACTATGATGCCTGATGGATTCTTCCCACCGGGTACTGCAAAGGTTATATCAGGTCCTGAAGGGTCTTTTAGCTTACATCCCGATGATATGGTAATTGCGGGTACAAAACTTTTCGCAAATGACGGAATGGATACAAATAGTACTAAAAATACAAATGTTAATTTTACACCATTAAAGATTGATATAAATGTTGCGGGTGTAACTAATCAAGACTTTGCCAATATGATGAAAAGTAATGAATTTACTGCTGCAGTTAGAAAACAGATTTTATCGGGTATTGGTAGTCCGTTAGGAAATACAACTGCGGGATATGTTTAATTAAAAAAAAACATTAACAATCTATTTATCTAATAAAAGAATAGATGCCAAGTCCATTATTATTTAATTCAACAGAAAACTTTAGAAAAAAGTTACTAGTAAGGAACTTACAACCTTACACTTATCCTGGTTCGTTTACTCCAAATTCGAAACCAGCAACGGGTGATTTGACTATTAATGATTTAGCAGTATATGACACACCTTCTTTAGTAGACATCGGTGACGACCAAGAAAAAAAATTATATGTAAAAAATGCATATGGTCCTGAAAATGGTTTTGATGGGTATGGTGATATTGTTGATATTAATGTTGATAACGGAACACAATCTAATTTGGGTGAATACGATTATTATGCGTCTGAACCATCAAAAAATACATTAGAATCTCGTAAAGATTCATTTTTAAAGAATGAGTATGGACCACAAAAAGGTTGGGGAGAACCAATTAGTGTAGAAGATGTTGAACCCGCAAACTTAATACCTTTAAATTTAATAGCGGGAATTCCATTACAATACCCATTGGACCCTGTTCCCGCTAAAGACGAATATTATAGATTTATTTCATCAACATATTCACCTTATCAGCTATTAATTTCAGATGACCCACAAGGGTCTGATGGTAGATTAACCCAAGATTCTGACTTGATGCAGATTGGTGCTAAAATTTTAAGAAGAGATTGGGTTACAAGAACACAAGGAAATGCATATCAGTTTACCGTTGGAAGGGCTAATATTTTAGATGCTGTTAATGACCCATTTAGGGCGTTAGGTGTGGCAACGGGTAGAGTACCTATAATTGAACCTAATTGGAACATTTCAGTACCCGATTCAATTGTTGGTAAAGGATTAGACTTTGTATCAAGGGTGGCTGGTGTTACTGCACCATATTCATGGATACCTGGTGATTATTTTTCATTACCACAGAAAAGAAGTTTCTTAGAACAAATACAAAGAACTAGTTTAGTTAATAGGACTATTAATAGTGTTGGAAGAGCTGCGGGTGCTTTAGGGTTGGGTGGAGTTCAAAAAGTGGTTGAAAAATTAAATTTACCAAATAACAAAACATCCTCAGATATATTTTTAGCTAACACAGGACAAGGACAGTCGTCTATGTTATTTAATAACTTAGAGTATAATGACTATAGACCTGACTATAAAGCTAATTTCTTAAATGATTTAAATCTTGGTGCACCACAAGGAAACTATTATATTGGTAAAAGAACATCAGAACCAACAGACTTAGTATTTCCGGCAGATGCAATGCCGGTTGATAAATACGGTTATGCCACACAATCACCGGTGTATGGATATGGTGAATTAGGTAAAGAATATGAGGGTTCAGAAAATGATTTTAGATTTGGTTTAAATACAAAATCAACATACGATACGGGTGGTATCAATGGAGGATTCTTATGGTCAACCGATGGTATTGAGGGTACATACGGAAAAAGACCAGGTCCTACAAATGACAATCCACAACAATCTGAAGATAGTTCATGGATATCTACAAAAAGTACATTCGATTCTAAAACAAGTAATAATTCAATTTATAACTATAAAAATGGTTCAATATTAGATACAACTCAAAAATTAGTTGATGCAGCCGAAAAGAGTGATAAAAAACTTGAACATGCAGGAAATGCAATCAACCAAGTAAGTAAAAAATTCTCTGACGGATATAGATTAATGACTAAGGGTTCTCGAGTAGTCAGATACTCTTCAGAGAATAATTATTCAGAGGGTTATGAGTACTGTCGTGTTTTTGCTAAAGACACTCCGTTCTATAATATGGGTGACTTACAAAAAAGAAGTGGAAACATTAGAAAGTTTAGTTATTCAGTTTTAGATAAAACATATAATTTAAATATTGCTCCAATGAATGGTAAAGACTCAACAAACATGTTGGGTAATGATTACTCAGACAACGGACCAAAGAAGTACATGTTCTCTTTAGAAAATTTGGCTTGGAGAACATCTAATAGAAAAGGGTATACTTATGATGATTTGGCTAATTGTGAAAAAGGACCAAACGGAGGTAGAGTTATGTGGTTCCCTCCTTATGATTTAAGAGTAGATGAAAATGTTAGTGCTCGTTGGACTGCTAACGAATTTTTAGGAAGACCTGAACCTATATACACATATAACAATACAACAAGAGTTGGTAACCTTTCTTGGAAGATAATTGTTGACCACCCTTCTATTATGAATCTTATTATAGATAAAGAATTAAAAGGACAGAACGGTGAACAGGTAAACGCAATTGTTGATTCATTCATTGCGGGATGTTTAGAATACGACATTTACGATTTGGTCTCAAAATATCCACAGTTTTCGCTATCTGATATCTATGAGTTAGTTGATAAAATAACATCAGTTGAGGACTACCAAACAGAGGTAAAGAATATACCAACAGAAACACAAACAGTACAACCAACCGAAAGTAGTACAGAAACACTTAAAGAATATTTAGATAAAAGTGTTCCACTAATCTTTTATTTTGATAATGACGTACCTGGACCACAAAATAGTACCGATACCACCACAACAGTATCATATTCAGATACCTATAATGATTACATTAGTAGAGAAACAGTAATTGCAAACTCACAACCTGAAGCTGCAAAAAAACAGGCAATTGAAACATTTTTTGATACAATAACAGATTCTTTTGAAACAAACAAAGAGTTTGTTAATAAATTAGGTAAGACACTTAAACAAGGAAGTACGGTAAATATATTATTTCAAGGGACTGC